ATATGTTGAAGCAAAAAAACCATTTTATCAACTCAATAAACTTTATGTCTATCAATTAAGTTGTGAAGTTGTAGATGCCGCTCTTGATGAAAATGTTGATACTGGAATTGAAGCAGTAGATAAATCAATTAGTGAATTTATCTACACCACGAAGTTAACAATGGTTGGAACCTCTGCTACAACTTCTACTGCAACTGTTCAATTAGCAAAAGATTTATCTACCTTATCTTCTGGATTCTCGATAGGACTTATAGATCTTATTAATGACGGCACTGGATATACAACTGCTCCATTAATTAATATTTCTCCATCTCCAACAAATGGAATTAACGCTACAGCAGTTGCAATAATGACAAGTAGAACAGGTCAAGATGGACAATCTATAGATAGAATAGAAATTACTAATCCTGGATTTGGTTATACAGTTCCTCCTAATATTATTATTAGAAGTCAAAATGTTTTTGGAACAGGAGCAGCTGCAACTTCAATATTAACAAGTGATTCTTTAGGAAAACCAAATATTATTAATGTAGGAAGTGGATATCCTGTAGAACCCACAGTGACATTCAGTGCGCCCTCTGTTGGCACTACAGCGATTGGAAGAGCGACTATCAATAATAGTGGACAAGTAACCTCAATTAGATACACAAACGCTGGTGCAGGGTATACAGGATCTCCTACGGTTACTTTATCTGCTCCATCAACTGGGACAACTTCAACTAATTACTTGTATAAAGAAGTTGTTAGAGGAGTTTCAACAGGAACTACAGCTCATGTTTCAGAATGGGATGCAGGCACTGGTATTTTAAAAGTTACTAATTCCTCTGGAAATTTTGCAGTTGGAGAACTTGTAGTTGGAATGGGTACACAATATAGTGGTTCTGATGCTTCCTATCTAGTATCATCAATTTCTGACCAGGATGAATATGATGAATATGCTGATAATATAGAAATCGAAAGCAGTGCAGATTCGATTATCGATTTTACTGAAAGAAACCCATTTGGGGAATTCTAAATAGTTAGTATAGAAAATTGTGGAAACATGTTAGGAACTTACCATTATCATGAAATAATAAGAAAGACAATCATCGCATTTGGAACTCTTTTCAACACAGTTGAAATCAGGCACAAAAAACAGGATGGATCTAATTATTCATCGATGAAGGTTCCTATTGCTTACGGACCTGCTGAAAAATTTCTTGCAAGATTAGAGCAGAAACCTGATTTAAGAAAAAGAGTGGCAATCACTCTTCCAAGATTAGCATTTGAGTTAATTAGTATAAGGTATGATAATTCCAGAAAGGTCTCTGCTATGCAGACTTTCAAAGCATTTACTAAAGATGGAAGTAAATTAGCAAAAAAAGTTTTCATGCCTGTCCCATATAATTTGGGGTTCAGATTATCAATTATGACTCAATATAATGAAGATTCAATGCAAATCATTGAACAAATTCTTCCAATATTTCAACCATCATTTAATGTAACTGTAGACTTAGTTGAATCAATTGGAGAAAAGAGAGATATACCTATGGTCTTAGATAATATAAGTTTTGATGATAATTATGAGTCTGGTTTTGAAGAAAAAAGAGTCATAATCCATAGTTTAGATTTTACTGCAAAAACTTATCTGTTCGGACCAATTGCAGATAGTAGTGAAGGTCTTATTAAAAAAGTTATTGTTGATTACCAAACTGGAACTAATATTAAAAATCCATCAAGAGAACTTAGATACACTGCTGAACCAAGAGCAATTAAAGATTACAACAATGACGCCACAACTTCTTTATCGGAAGATATTAATGAAGAAGTAACTCAATTTGAAGTTTCTAATGTATCTGGATTGTCAGTGGATTCTTATATTGCAATTGAGCAAGAATTAATGTTTATCAAAAAAATTACAGGCAATAAAATTCTTGTTAGGAGAGGAGAGGATGGTACTAGTTTACAATCACATAATAATGGAACAACTATAAATCTAGTTGACTCTAATGATGACGCCTTAATTGAAGTTGGTGACGATTTTGGATTCAGTGAAGAAAGATTTTTCTTTAATGATGGAAAGACATTTAGTCCATCTAAAGGTATTGATGTATGAATGAAAAATTTGATAAAATAAATGACTCCCTGGACATTGAAGTTCAAGCTGGAGAAATTGTAAATGAAACCAAAAAAGAGTTGAAAAAAATAAATAAAAAAGAAGATCATATTTCTGATTACGAGTATACTCGTGGAAATTTATATTCTTTAATTGAAAAGGGACAAGAAGCAATCAATGGTATTCTTGAATTAGCACAAGAGGGCCAACAACCAAGATCATATGAAGTTGTTGGTCAACTTATTAAAAGTGTTGGTGATGTTTCAGACAAATTGATTGATCTTCAACAGAAAATGAAGGATCTAAATAAAGAAGAGAAAAACTCCCCAACAACTGTTAATAATGCTTTGTTTGTTGGTTCAACCGCAGAATTGCAGAAACTTTTAAAAGACGGGTTTAAAAAAGAATGAAGAAGAAATGGTCTGACAAATATAAGAAATCTATCAATTGTGATAATCCTAAAGGATTTTCGCAAAGAGCACATTGTCAGGGTAAGAAAAAATCGGTCAAAGAAGAAAATTTACAAGAAATAAGTGCAGCAAAAATTATTAGAGCTGCTAGGAAAGCAAAAAACGAAACAGAGACTTTAAGGGGAAAGTTAGAACCTGGACGTAAAGAAAAAAAATTAAAACAGTCTCAAAGACTTGCGATTGCAGGGGTTAAAAAAATAAGAAAAGAAGAAGAAGTTTCTGAAGAATCAAATCCTCGTATTCCCAGAAAGAAAGGTCAACCTGCTAACTCTAAGAAGCATTCTGATCTTTATACTGATGAAAATCCAAAGGGAACTATTCATGGACTTGGATTTAAAGATGTTGCGACTGCAAAGGCATCTGTAAGTAAAATTCGTAATTCTTCTAGATCACATGCTCATAAAATCCAAGCAGCAGTTGCTATGGAACAGAGAGCGAGAGAAATGGGAAAAACTGCAGAGGCAGCAGTTTATCGAAAATATATCGATTCGATGAAGAAAAAAACTAAAAAAATGAATGAAGCAGTAATGACTCCTGCTCAAAAGAGAAAGGATACTAGATTAAAGAAAAAATATGAAAAATCTGACGATATGATGGATAATTTTAAAGATCAATATGGTAAGAAGAAAGGTGAAAAAGTTTTTTATGCTTTCATACGAAAACAGGCAATGAAAGAATCAACTGGGGAAAGGTTATTTTGTCAACTCTGTGGTAAAAAAGAATTTAAAGAAGAATGTAGTTATGGTCCAAAAATGTGGGAAAAATTTACAATAAAGAATTTTAATAAATCAGTTGTCCATCCTGCAAATGAAGAATTTAATTATTCAAACTGGAGACAAGAACTTAAAGAAGAGGGATTAAGAGATTGGTTTGGTAAATCGAGTGGAACTACTAAGTCTGGACGTAAAGTTCGAGGATGGGTTCAAGTTGGCGGTAAATATGATGGAAAACCTTGTGCTCGTCAACCAGGACAAAAAACAACTCCTAAATGTGTTTCTTCTTCAAAAAGAAGATCGATGAGTAAGAATGAAAGAAATAGTGCTGCAAGAAGAAAGAGAGCTGCTGATCCAAATCAACCAAACAAGAGAGGTGCTGCAGCGCCCACAATGGTTTCTACTGATCCGAAAAAGAAGAAAAAAGTCAATGAAGCGTATCTAAGAGTACAAGAGAGAGGGAAAACATATACTATACTTTTGAACTGGAGAGGTAAACAAATTACAACTCAGATGTTCTTCCCTAGTTTTGGGAGACCATCAAAGGATGAAGTTCTGAGAGAAATCAGAAAAGTTTATCCAAATGCAATTGTACTTTACTTTAATCCAGTTTTAAGAGATCCAACCTTACCGTTACTTTTTGCAGGAGGAGAAAATGAATCCGGACGAAATAACCCTTCAAAATCTAAATAAAAGTTTTGAATATACAAAACTTTCAAGAGAAATTGATTCATGCGAGAGTAAAGAAGATTTAAGAAATATAGCAAAATGCTATGTGAAACTTTATCTAAGAACACAAGAAACTATAGCCTCCCTTGGGACGATGTAAATTATGTCTGATAATGTATACCTTGGTAATCCTAATCTAAAAAAGGCAAATACTCCAATTGAATTTACTGCAGAGCAAATTCAAGAATTTTTAAGATGTAAGGATGATCCAGTATATTTTGCAAAAAATTATGTAAAAATTGTAAGTTTGGATGAGGGTCTTGTTCCATTTATTCCCTACGACTTTCAAGAAAAATTAATTGAAAATTTTCATGAAAATAGATTTAATATTTGTAAGATGCCTAGACAGACAGGCAAGTCTACAACTGTAGTATCATATCTTTTGCATTATTTAATTTTCAATGATAGTGTAAATATTGGTATTCTTGCAAACAAAGCAGCAACTGCAAGAGAACTTCTCGGAAGATTAGCAACCGCTTATGAGAATTTGCCAAAATGGATGCAACAAGGTATAATAGCATGGAATAAAGGAAACATTGAATTAGAAAATGGCAGTAAGATATTGGCAGCTTCTACATCTGCGAGTGCTGTCCGAGGCATGTCGTTCAATATCCTCTTCCTCGATGAATTCGCCTTTGTCCCTAATCACATCGCTGACTCCTTCTTTGCATCTGTTTATCCTACTATTACTTCTGGTAAATCAACAAAAGTCATCATAGTTTCTACTCCACACGGTATGAATCATTTCTACCGTATGTGGCATGATGCAGAAAAAGGTGCAAACGAGTATGTTCCAACCGATGTTCATTGGTCTGAAGTTCCTGGAAGAGATGATGTCTGGAAAGAACAAACGATTGCAAATACATCAGAGCAACAATTTAAAATTGAGTTTGAATGTGAATTCCTTGGGTCTGTAGACACTTTAATTGCTCCAAGTAAACTTAGAAGTATGGTTTATGACAAACCAATCACTCAAAACGCAGGACTTGATGTATATAAACAATTTGAAGATAATCACGATTATATTTTAACTGTTGATGTTGCAAGAGGAGTTAGTGAAGATTACTCTGCGTTCGTAGTTGTAGATATAACGACCTTTCCACATGTAGTAGTGGCAAAATATAGAAATAATGAAATAAAACCAATGTTATTTCCAAATATTATTTGGGAAGTAGCGAAAAATTATAATAATGCATTTATTCTTTGTGAAGTGAATGATATTGGAGATCAAGTAGCAAGTATTTTACAATATGATCTTGAATATCAAAATTTACTTATGTGTTCGATGAGAGGAAGAGCTGGTCAAATTGTTGGACAAGGATTTTCCGGAAAGAAAACACAATTGGGTGTCAAGATGAGTAAGACAGTTAAAAAAGTTGGGGCACTTAATTTAAAAACAATGATAGAAGAGGATAAACTACTCTTCAATGATTATGAGATTATATCAGAGTTAACTACATTCATTCAAAAACATAATTCTTTTGAAGCAGAAGAAGGATGTAATGATGATCTTGCGATGTGTTTAGTAATTTACGCTTGGTTGGTAGCACAAGATTATTTTAAAGAATTAACAGATCAAGATGTAAGAAAAAGACTTTACGAAGAACAAAAAAATCAAATTGAACAAGACATGGCACCATTTGGATTTATGTCCGATGGTTTAGATGAAACTAGTTTTGTAGATGCAGATGGAGATTTATGGCATGTTGATGAATATGGCGATAAATCTTATATGTGGGAGTATCATTGATGAATTTTGATGAACAGTTTGGATTAGAGCATTTACTGTTCAAAGAGAGAAAGTGTAAAACTTGTGGAGAAACAAAAGATTTAATTGATGGATTTTATTTGATAAGAAAAGATAGAGGAATGTATCCATCTTCTTATTCTTATGAATGTAAAGAGTGTACGAAAAAAAGAATAATTAAAAGTAGAAAAACGGATATGGGAAAGTGGCA